CATTGCATAGGCAGTCGTTGTGTTGGCTGCGGTTTGATCCTGAGTGCTACAGAAGGAGCCAAAGGGGGTCCTGAGATATGGCCCAGTGCCTCGCATGACATTGTAGGCCCCCTGGAGGGTCACCTCTAGCTTCCTAAGTTCTTCCTGAAGGTACTTGATCTGAGACTCAGGCAACCCTGGGTGTGGCGAGCGTGTGTATTGCTCTAACTTTGTAATAGTAGTCATGCTTACCTCTTAGAGGTGCTCACGACCTCCGCATCAAATCCAGAGAATCTAAAGTCCTCAATCTCGTTCATGGAAAGCCGGTAGGCCAAATACTTACCTGAGGCCCTGGTATCAACCTTGTCTGTGGTGTCTGGGCTGAAGGTGTAGTCCGTGTACCAAACAATAGACTCAGCCGGTTTGTCAGCCGCGCCAATCTTCATGTTCAGATTGCCAGCAGAGGCGTGAAACTCGGCCTGTGGGATGATGGCAAGAACGGTTTTGTAGGCCCGAAGGGGCAACTGAGCCTCATCCAAGTCAATGCCGATGCGCTCAACGAAGGCTTCCTTGAGGGTCTCGGTGTTGGGCGGGATCGACAGCTTACCGCTAGTCGGCAGGTCAGCAGCGTAAGTGCGGCTTTCCGTGATTCCGTTAGCCACATCCGTGTTTCCAACCATGGCTGGAACCTTCGCCGTATCCGCAGAGAACGAGGAGTAGGACGTATTGTACTGCTGGTAACTGTTCGAGGTGTTGGGGTATGTCTTGGCCGACAAGTCGTAGGTAATCTCAGAGCCGCCAACGATGTTGGGCAGATCCATAAATGTCCAGGTGTCGTTCTTGTAGTTGTAGACAGCCGCACAGTTGCAGAACTCGGTGTTGTAGAACCCTAGGTTGCTCTGGTTTGACTTGTAGCAGAAATAGATGATGCTTCGAGCCGAGTCGTGGAGGACAAAACATCTCTTGAAGTTGTCCCTTAGGATATTGTCAAAGATCCTCTTACGGACACGACCGTCTGCGATGCTCTTTCGGCTAATACCGTCATGGATATAAATATCATCGCTGCCAAATACATAGTGCTTGCCTTCCACCTCTGTGACACAATTCGTGTTGATAATACCGCCTGTGGCGAACAGACGACGGAAATTGAACACCAGCGAGGAGCCTGTGTACTCCATGAGATACACTTGGTTCTCACTGTAAATGATAAACTGGGACCCGAGGGCCAGTCCGTCTAGGATCGGGTTTCGGAGTTCCCCAAGGATGTTCTCACCAGCCGTGTTGGCTGGATCTGTTGGGTCCCAGGCAATGTTAGCCACCGTGGTTCCGACCTGAATCGGGTTAGACCACTTGACCATCGTTGGGTACTCGTTAGCACCCTTGTTGACGTTCATTGCAATCAGGAAGTCGAGGTAGCCTCGAACCACAGCGCAGGTGTCTGTAGCAGCCCAATCGCCGCTGAAGTACTGATAGTTCCCGTCCACATCGACCTTACGGCCATAGGGGGCCATCCCGGCCCGTGACAGGACGCTAATGCCAGCCACCTGGGTATGCGCCCAGGGTTCCTCATTGGTGACCAGGGTCCCACCGGGGGTGGCAAAGGCTAGTTCTCCGTTGGGGTAGGTCCTGACAATCCCGGTGCGGTCAGCGATCAGCGCCACTTCACCGTCAGTGGGATCTGAGAAGGAGGCCACAAACCGAATGTCTGTGACAGGCTCTCCTAGAGCATTCTCAAAGGTGTTGGTGTTGGATTCAAACGTACCAGTGATAGACGTAAACGTGCTCTCCGAGAACGGGGCAGGGAAGAGTTGCTTGAAGACCGGCGCTCTGCTCACCCTGCCATCATCGAAAAGGACATTACGGGCATCGCTGAATGCGTTGTTGGGGAGGTCATAAGGGTTGACATCGGTAACCACCCCGACCCCGCCCAGATTTCTAACAGGGAGATTAGCCATATATCCTCGATTAAAACTGTCGCTTGTAAATTAGTTGTAGAGCCTTCATCACAGGGTTGTAATTTGCAGAGAGGTTCTGCCCCTGTCCGAGGTTTGCCCCAACACCGACATTGGCGATGTTACGGTTTACCGTGTCATAGGCTATGTTGGCGTTGTAGTTTGGGTTCGACCAGTTCAGGTCTACGTTGTTCAAGGCTCCGGTCTTATTCTTTAGATCAAGATTATAACCGACTCCTGCGCCGATCCTATTGGTGTCTCCAACATTCATCTGACCGCCTACGCGACCCATGAGAGCGCTTTGGTCTCCCATGTTGTTATACATCATGGCGATCTGAAGCGGAGAGTAGCCCTGTTGAAAAAGACGGTTATATACTAGGTCCAGAGGGACGATACCCTCTGGGAGATTCTTCAGATCGTCCATGGTAGTTTACTCGTAGAAGATGTTCAGACTTCCGTTATCAAACGCACCGCCGTCTGATGTAAGCACACGAAGACGATCTAGCGTTGCTGAAAGGGTTTTTGTACCGCCGCCAATTATGCCTGCATAACTCGCGTTGTAGGTTCCACCAGCAACCGTAGCGACCCAAGTGTTCCCACTGGTGTTGTGTAGACTGACTGTCCCAGTCATGGCAAAAGCGGCGTTGGAAAGACGTACTAAAAAGCCGTTGGCTGCGGTAGCACCGCTAAAGGAGTTCGTACAGGACGAAACATAATCAGTTGTCTCAAGACCGCCTGAGTCTCCAATTTGGACTAAGACATCCCCATTGGTGGCTAGAGTAACGTAGTTGAAAACTACAGTAATATGCTTAACCCAAGAGGGGATGTCCGTGAAGTCCTTGGAGGTCCCTGAGGTGGTCACTTGGGCTGTAGCCGCAGTCAACTTTTGAGACAACTTCGCGGGGGTGACAGCCGCATCAGCGATCTTCGCTGTGGTGACGCCAGCATCAGCCAGCTGAGTGGTCCCTACGCCGCCTGAGGCAATCGAGAGGGTCCGGTTAGCTGACAGATCGCCACCGCCAGACAGGCCCGTGCCTGCTGTGATGGTTCGGGTGGAGTCTACCTTGCCAGCATCTGCCGTATCGACATAGAGCTTGGTGGCAGCATGGAGGTTGCTTGAGGGTGCGCCAGAGAGGGTCAAGGCCCCCGTCATGGTGTCGCCTGTCTTATCCAGCGTGTTGTTCAACTGGGTGTGCGTCTTGGTGACAGCACCAGTGATGTTTGGGAATGTGGCTTTGACCGTTGACTTAATGAGCCGTAGGTGATCATCAGCCTGAGCTACTGAGTCAGTGCTCTGGGGGTTGGACGCATTTAAGTCCGAAATAAAACTTCCTGTTTCAAGAGCCATATATCTCCCTTATGGCTGCGAAGGCCATACAATATCAAATGGGAAACCAGGCTGCTGAGGAACATCTAAAAGAGCCTGCCGATAATTGATCCACGATTGCTTTTGTTCTTCGGTAAACGAGGCCCAACGGATCGGGTTAGACACCACAGCATCCAGGCTCTCCAGCTTGTCGTCACGGACCGTGCGAATCTTAGCGGCCTCTCGCTCCACCGGATAGGCTGCAACAGGGCCAAACTCACCCGCAGAGGCTCTAGAGAAGAGGCTCCTGCCATACTCCACAGAGTCACTAACGTCCGCTGTGAAGGGGACCTCACCGATCTGCTCAAAAGTCACCACTAAATCAATCTGTGTCTTTTCTGCGTTAGCCCACTGGGGGTTCTTTGCTTCAATAACTTTCATCTAAATTCCTTAGGAGATACGCAAGAAGACCGCACCGTAGTCGCCATAGCCCATAAGCCGCCATGTGCCTGATGGGGAAGAACCCTTTCTGTCTGAGTTCTCGGCCACCGAGTAATACTGGAGGCTTGATCCAGAAATTGTGGTCCCTGGGGCTGTAGTTCCGGTAAACCCGGTAGAGGGCCGAAAGAAACCATAGGTCCCTACAGCACCTGCTGAGGCTCCTGCTGTGGCGTCAAGGACAACCGAACTCGACACAGAACTCGCTGAGGCAGCACTGCCGCTAATTGAGATACCCCAGGTCCCTGAAGCACCTACGCCGGCGTTTGATGGGACATCGAGGCTAGTCCGAGCGGCGGCCGCAGTGGTGGCCCCTGTGCCGCCATTAGCGATAGCAAGGGTTCCCGCAAGGGTGATAGCACCAGTCGTGCCGGTCGATGGGGTCAGGCCAGTAGTACCTGCGCTGAACGAGGAGACACCCGTGGTCGCCGCAGAGATAGAACTATCGACATAGGCCTTGGTGGCAGCATGAAGGTTGCTGCTAGGAGCACCTGAGAGTGTCAGAGGACCCGTCATGGTCCCACCAGCCTTCTCAAGCAGATCATTGATCTGGGCCTGGGTCTTAGTCACAGGTCCCGTGATGTTCGGGAAGGTGGCCTTAATAGTGGACTTGATGAGCCTCATGTGGTCATCAGCCGAAGATATGGCATCTGAAGCCGCTGGGTTACTGGCATTCAGGCCGTCAATATAGGTTGCAGTTTCGAGAGCCATATAGATCCTTGGAAATTACTTACGTTTCTTAGTTTTGCCTGCCTCGCTCATGGCGATGGCTACGGCCTGCTTGCGGGAGGTGACTTGGGGGCCAGCCTTGGAGCCGCTGTGGAGTTTGCCAGCGCTGTACTCGCGCATGACCTTGGAAATCTTTTTGTCTGCTTTGGTTTTCATGGGGGAATCTTTGGGGGAGGAATAGGGGACCCAAGGGGGTCTAAAAGTTCGGGAGGAGACTCCCTCGTAAAAGGTCTAACAACAACAACAACGACGACAACTTTAGCCGGATTTTGAAATTGATCGGATTCAGGGCCGATGGGGGAATCTTTCAGGGGCGCGGATGGTACCTAAAAACGCCCCGATCATGGCAGGGCCACGCTAACCCCTTGATTTTCCTAGAGTTTAATCTGATGTAATAACGGATATTCGGGGAAAGGGCTTTTCGACATTCGGCCTGAGGGTCATTCGACATTCGGAAATGCGAACGATTCTCATTAAGGTTTCGGGAAAGTAGATCGAGATGGGGACGGGGCTTTTTAATGAGAACACGGTCCTCGATCAATAACCCTTGTTTGTATAGGTGTTTGTAATCTGGTCATCGTTCTCCCCTGCGTTTCCGTTATATTCGGAGATGCACAATACCGTGCGTCATATCTTAGGGGATATACATGACAACATTGATTGATTATTGGCAGAGGATTAAGGGGGAATATCCCTCTGATCGGACTCAGCGTTTTTCCTCGGTTCGTTTGTTTCTCAGTAATCGCAATCGAGGCCACTCTTGGCGATTCAGCTCCCTCGGCCTCGCTCGCTCGGAGATCGTTTCGGCTCGGACGCAGTTCAAAACCTTTGGGGATCATCTGAGGGAGTTCATCAGAGATGGAGAACCCGGACAGGCCTTAGACCTCATCAATGCGCGGGGGAATCGCCGGATTAGAGATCATCGGAGCGATTGGATCGACATTCTCGATATACATTTCGCGGAGCATTTTGAGAAATGTAACGATTGTGGGGCCATTGAGTTCGCGGGTGATGTCTCTTGGGCCTATGACGATTATCCGATCTGCGAATCGTGTCGTGATCGAAATTATGTCTGGTCAGATCATCGAGACACTTTCGTCTCATACGATGACGCAGATGATGAAGAGGAAGAGGATTCGATCATCGGTGAATATCATTCGACTGAGATCGGACACATTCCGTCTGAGTACGATAAGAGAAAACAGCGGGTCTTACTCGGCCTCGAATTAGAGTTCGAGTGCTCTGGTGATCGAGAGGATCGGGCCTCAGAACTATTGAACGCGATTCAGTATTCCGAGGGCCGTCCTTATTGTGGAGTGGAGAACGATGGCTCGCTCGAAAACGGGTTCGAGATGGTCACGGGGTACACCGGCCTCGATGTTCACGCGAAACAATTAGAGTTCTTTAAAAAGGCGTGGCGCGGGGTGAAATCGCACGACACTCGGACTTGCGGACTTCATGTTCATGTTTGCAAAAACGGGGTCACTATGCTCCATGCCGCGAAGATGATTTTCTTCATCAATGAGAGTTCGAATCAGAAATTGATTCGCGCAATCGCTCGCAGGGATTCGAATGGATATTCGCAGATCAAAAATAAAAAGGCCTCTTATGAGTGGCTCAAACACGCGAAACAGCATCGAGACCCGCTCGCTCATCTGAATGATGATCGATATGAGGCCCTCAATTTCAAAAATCAGAGGACCATCGAGTTCCGATTGTTCAAGGGGACTTTGAAATACCAGACGATTATGGCGTGTCTGGAGTTCACATTCGCGACTTGGCATTTCACCCGCGACACGGGAATGTCCGATCTTACGATTGAGAACTTCATCAAGTTCATCTGCGAGCCGGAGAATAAGAGAGACACTCCGAATCTGCGCCACTATCTGATCGAAAAGGGTTTCTCTCTCCCGAAAAACGCAGTCGCCAAGGTCCACCCGAAATTGATGGGCCAGACCTCTCCCGACTTAGTTCTCGCTGACATTTAATTATCGAAAGGACTTTTCACTCATGTGTTTACTTGTAACCCAGTCGCAGTTCTCTCCGCCTCTCTCGAATGAGTGGCTCTCCGATTTTTATTCGTTCAATCAAGATGGTGTCGGTGTCATGTATTCAGAGAATGGAACCCTCATCATCGAAAAGGCCCTGCCCTCAAATGCTGATGCGTTCATATCTTTTTATCGGACGCACATTCAGGGCCGGGACTGCGCGTTCCATCTCAGAATGAGAACGCACGGCAACACCGATCTAGAGAATTGTCACCCGTATGAGGTCCTCAATCGAAAAGATCACGGCCTCGATCTCTGGCTCATGCATAACGGGATTCTGAGCACCGGGAACGCGAGAGACATCTCGAAGAGCGACACTTGGCACTACATTCGGGACTATCTCCGGCCCATGCTGATCGAAAACCCCGACTTTTTCGCTCACCCCTCATTCGCTGACATCATCGGAAAGCATATCGGGACCTCGAACAAGTTCGTTCTCTTGGACCAGACGGGCCGAATGGTAACGATCAATCAAGATGAGGGAGTTTACTGGGCCGGACTATGGCTCTCGAATGAGTACGCATGGAGCGCGAGCTATTCAGCGAGCGATAAGCCCTTTGATGACCCTGCTAAGGCCTTAGCTCAGGCGAATGAGGCCCCGGTGAAATACACTCAGGCCTCGCATTATGGTCACTCATCGTTTCTGAACTATGACCCTCGATTCGATGCTGAGGGAGAGGCGTGGATCGATGAGGTGAGCGATCATCTCGATGACCTAGAGGCCAATGGGTTCAAAAAGGCCGGGAGTGTCGATTTTCAGATGGCCCTTGAGTTCGCGGAGCGATTCGGCCTCGATGCGTTCACCGATCTCTACTATATGACCATCGGAGCGGAGATCACCGAGGATCGTTTCGTTCACTACATTGAGAATCCAGATTCGGCCCTCAAAGCCCTCTCATGGCTCTCTGATTGTGAGTTCGCGAACAAGGCCCAGAGCACCGACAGGGGGTTTTATGATTACTACTAAGTTCAAGAGAGAGTTCGAGCGCGGGGGTCTGGTGTTCTGGATCGTCTGCACTCTGGGGACGATAGGGTTTTATGGGGTCCTCTGGGTGATGATGGCCTTGGGGGTGATGCTGACATGATCCCCTCATTCGCTTATCGCCTTGATGACCCGATCTGGCCCCCGGCCTTGTATGAGGTGAGGGGGGACGATCCCGAAACGGGCCTCATCATCATCAGCCCCGCAGGGAACCCGCATCGAGTGGTGTTTGTATATCGGGACGATCTCTGGATTCTCTGCTAACCCTCTGAGCATCACCGAAAGGACCCCGCGAGGGGTTTTTTCGGGGGTGTTCGCGAAGTAAGCACTCACATTTTCGCTCTTTAACAATTCGGAACGATTTTCAGCCCCTTGGACGGGTTATCCACAAGGGGGGTAAGGGTGTCATATACCCTATCCCCTAAGATCGGCTCAGAGAGCGTTTTATGCCCTTGCAAGGGGCTTTTCTCTGTACTACCTTATCCCCTGAGTGTGATCCCCCGTCTGAGGGGCTTTTTCAGCCCTTGGGGTGAAGTAAGGGCTTACTCACCTCAGCGAAGTAAGTAAGCACTCACACCCCATATATGCTGACGCACCGCACCAAGGCGGGGGCGAGGGGAAGACCCCTTTTTTGCTAGGGCAAAATTTGCCTGGAAATCGTTTTAATCAGGAAAATTTGAAAATGCCCAGGCATTACGAAAAAGTCGGAGATTTTCGACAATTGCCGACAAAATCGTAAGAGGCCTGGACCAAGGTACTACCTTAGGAGAAACTCAAAATATCTGGGAGATGTACCTCACTCCCGCAGGACCACCCGCAGCCGCCTAAGGTGGGCCTCTGGTTTGAAGAATCACCACCTTTCTTGGTTGACATTAGACCTGCTTAAATCTCACACACCCCGGCCACACAGGCCAGAGTCTGAACCCCCTCCACGTTGTCATCGTGCTCTACGAAGGAATCCCAGTCGATTGACTTGGGCATCGTAGACAGAGCCTGCTCATAGACCGCTTTCTCCACAGTCTCGTAGGGGGCTTGGCGATACGTCCCACCGTCATACGGCAGGAACGACACACCACTTATTTCATCGAAGTGTTCCCACACCCATGCACCCACCCCAGGCCACTCATGCTCCATTACGGAGATCGTGACCGAAGGCTTGTGCTCGCACCAATGTCGCTGGAAGGCGAGCCACAGTTTCAAGTGCTGGATGGCTGTCAGGTCAGACCGCACCAAAGCACCCTCAGGGGCCTTCTTCGGAAAACTGAAGACCGTCGTTGAGTCCGGCTTAGTGACATCCGGCTCATGCGGCACACCGGCTGCAATGAGGTGCTTGGTCAGAGGATCTTTGTTATCCCCTCGGACCCTCCTGATGTAATACGGGTCATGCCTTGTGTGGATGCCCGAGGCAGAATCTACAAGTTGGCTCACGGTCCCCGAGGGCTTCACACAAGTGATAGCTGCGGAGACAGGGATGCCTAGCAGACCTGCAAACTCCTGATTGGTGGAAACGGCTTCAATCCTCAACCCTGACAACACATCAGCCAACTCTGGGTCATCTGGATCGGACAGCATCCGGTTATCCAGGATGCCTGTGAGGCTCACCCCAAGCAAGCGCTCCTCCTCGGTATTCTTCTGCCATATCTTGCGGAGATACGGGAAGTGCGTAAGGGTTGACTGAAAGGTCCCTAGGATCGTCGCTAGTCTTACCTTGCGTCTGAGGTCCAAGTAGGTGTCCTCAGCTCTCACCACCACCTCTGTCAGGTTACAGAACTGGTAGGGCCGAAGGATGATCTCTGAGCAGGGATTCGTTCCAAACTCATGCTGGGGATCTCTTCGCCCGTTCTTAGCAGCCTGCTTTTGTGAGGCCACACGGTTGAAGATTCCACGCTCTCCACTTTTGCTCTCGTAGAGGCTGACCCACTCTTCCATGAATGAGCCGACATCAGGGTCTTCGGTATAGCAAACGG